TACTTATCCATCTCATGTCGTGTTCTGAATCTTCCCTTAACCTCAAACCATATGTTACCCATCACCCCATCAGGTGTATACTTCCGATGCTCTACTACCTCATAGTCTACCTTGATAGGCTCGTAGTCTACATCCTTCATAGCACCACCAGCAAACAACCTGAACTCTAACCATGAACGGTAGGGCTTAGGCTGATCACGGTTCATTACAAGGTAGTCACTCCATGTTTCATAGTGCTTGGGTGGCTTAGCCTTGCAGTCAATACCACAAGTCTTGCCTAGGATACTAGGTGTTACCTTACGTGCCTTGGGCTTAGCTACCTTCTTCTTGCTGTAGCCCCAGCTCATAGATTATCCAATAACTTATTCAGATACCATCTTGCTTTCTCAATGTTAGTACGTACATCCTGCTTTCTATTTGCCCTCCATGTATACTTAATGTTGTTACCCTTACAGAAGCCTTGGAACTCCTCCTCTGTTAATGCTGCTTGGATAGCTTGAATACATTCAATGCCTCCATTACCCTCTGACTGGTAGTGGTTAGGATTATTTACTAAGTCCTCTAGCACTCCATCTAAGTTATCCACATTAAAGTTACGTTCAACTTCCTCTATGATGTTCATTCCTCTTCCTCCACTATGTCCATTACTTTGCCAAGTGATTCAGCTAACCTGCCTACTAGCTTGACAATACGTTGACGCTCTGACTTCCAATCCCTTACTGCTTGTGCAAAATGAGTCTCATTAGTAAAGGTTTCTATCCAATAATCTTTAAGTTCTACCTCTGTGTGTAGATGGGCTATGATTTCTTCTAGGTCTTCTATCCTCCTCTGTTGCCCTTTACTCATTAGCCTTCTCCTTCACACTTAGTGTCAAAGTCTAGGGTTATTACATTGCCAATCTTGCTAACTATCTTATCAGTAGCGGATACAAGTTGGTCATCCCCTGCTGCAAGGCCTAGACTGTCTACCATAGCTGTAGTGTAGTCACTAAGCATATCATCAAAGTCTTCATTATCATTGCAGAACTGTACCATTGCTGACATCTTATAGGCTAAGAACATTAGCTGAGAGTGGGTATCATCAGACACTTCAGGCATAAGGTTACTGAACACAGATACTTGAACATCCCCCTCCCATTCATCCCCATCAGTAATAACAGGTCGCATGATTACACCGAAGTCATTCTCTGTCATATCAATCATTATGCTACTTCCTTTATGTGTACGTAGTTAACCATTGCAGGTACTTTAGCCTTTGATGGTATGGATGGTTGCTCTACTAGAGTATCCCAGCATGAATACTTATGTTGGCAGAAGCCACACTCAATACCTAAGATCATGTTGCCTGTCTCTACCTTACGGAAGGTTTCCTTGATAGGCTTATAACATCTCTCAAATGGTGCATCATCTGTGATCTTATCACATACATCTTCAAGGATAGCTAACTCCGCTTCCATGTCAATGCCTTCGGCAGTAATAAACTTGAACTGTCCGTTAGCCTTGTTGATAACTATCCAACCACCTGCCTTAAGATCCAACGCTCTACTGTAACCTACCAGTTGACCTATGTAACCAAACGGATCTCCTTCTTTTAACTTAGCAAAGTCTATCCACTTGTTAGCATATGCCCAAGGACTACAGGATTTAATGTCCCATACTGCACCATCAATGATCAGGTCAGGTGTACCATTGATCGTGTGCTTACCTATGTTGAGCTTTAGATGTTCTCCATCCTTCCATACTACCCCTGATTCAGTGAGGATACCTTTCATGATTGCCTCTACAAGATCTCCTAGTATCATGTTGATTAAGAAGCTGTTGGGGAAAGGTAGTTTCTTCTCTGGTGCATTCTTATCAAACCATAACTGGCAGTAAGAACGTCCTATGTTAGACATACGTAATCTAAAGTCAGGGTTACGTGAGTCTACAAGCTGCTTCTCTAGTGCTACCTTTACATCTTTAACCATAGAGTTAAGAACAGGGCGGCTCATGCCACCCGTCCCTGCCACTACACTATTAAGATATTTCTGTACCATTAATTCGTGTATGTTCATGCTTACTCCACATCAATGAACTCGTTAACAAGACTTTCATCGGCACTGTTCAAAGTCTCTACAGCTTTAGCCATGAACTCTGAGTTGATGTAGTCATTGTACTGCGTAATCCATTCTGAACTATTGCGGTGCATAGTTAGTACATGCTCTGTAATAGCCAAGTCAGAAGAGAAGTCTACGTCTACCTTAGGTACAAAGTAGGACTGACCATTGTTCATTTCACGCTCAATGGGACTAAGGTTAACACTGAACTGGATGAAGGAACGATTACGTCTAGCAATCTCCTTGAATGCATCACCAAAGGTCTTGTAGGCTTCTCGGTTATCAACTTCCCAAATGAATGGTGTGGTAGTTACCTCAATACTATCACCCTTCTCATTCACTGCACCTACCATATCAATCTCACCGAACAGCACACGTACACGCTTCACAGACTTAATGAGATCCTTCATCTCTGTAGGTACTGCGTTCCAATCTTCAATGAATCCTGCAGGCTTACCACAGTTAAAGCCACCATCTGTATCCTTAAGATCTGAATTAAGATCATCAGACATTAACGTCTTCACGTAACGACTGTTAGCTGGATCACTGATGTAACGCTTATACATGAACGACTGCATAAAGAATCGTACATTAGCCTCAGGTGCATATGCCATAGTACCATCGGCTTGTTCCAATCGGTACTGTCCTGCGTCTACTACCTCCATCTTCTTCTTCTTGCCATTAACTTCAACGACACCCATCAGTGGTGTATGCCACATACGTAAGCGTGGTAGTTTGTTCTTGGAACCTCCTCCACTATTCACCTCGTTAGACATACCTGTTAGGCGCATCAACTCTTCTTGACTTACTTGATTTAAGGCTACTTCACTCATATTCATACTTCCTTTCTATTAAATTCTATTAACAATCTACTTGATCTAACCAATTGTTTCCCATCTTAGCTTCCAAAGATAGAGGTAAGTTGAAATCAATATCCCACAGTTTATTTACTGTGCTTACTAACTTACTCTCTACTTCTACGACTACATCTATCATAGCCTGCTGCTCGTCAGGGTGTACATCCACCACCATACTATCATGAACTGTATTAACAATGCAACTTTTTAAACTCCTCTCATTCATTACTCTCTCCATCATCAGCATTGACACAGGCACAATATCTGCCGTAGCAAAGGACTGAACAGGATAGTTTTTAATCTTGGTAAAGTGTGTGACTGTACCATCTTTCCTTCTTGACACATCGGGGAAGCTGAACTGCCTACCCGAAGGTGTTGTAATCTTTCTCTCTGTTAGAGCCTCAGTTGCTAAGCGTCTATGCCACCCAGCTATACCCCTATACTTCTCTAAGAAGTGACTGTAGTACTCAGCCTCCGCAGGTGTACGACCATAGCCTGATGCACCATACAATGGAGCAAAGGTATGTTCCTTAGCAGCCTGTCGTGAGATAGGTTGACCTGCATTAGCAATGATGTCTGCTGTGTACTGGTGAACATCAAAGCCTTCAATGACTTCTTTGATAGCTAATGCATCCTGAGATAGATAAGCTGCTGCACGGAACTCTAACTGCCCGAAGTCAGCCTCCATTATCTTACCACCAGCCCAACGAGATATGAACACTCTCTTTACCGGGAACGTACCACCCCTAGGCATGTTCTGCATATTAGGATTTCTCCCTGACAGTCTAGCCGTTGAAGTAATGTGCTGAGTAAGTTGTACATGTAGCATACCATCTGCCTTAGTATACTTCTCAATGCCACCTACAAAGGAGGACAAGTAAGATGATACAGCGTTAAGTCTACGTAGCTTAGCTAAGAAGTCTGCCTCACGTACCATGCCCTTACCTTTAGCTGCTGCCTCTAATGTCTCAAGGATACCCTTACCCGTACTGAAGCCACTAGCACTAGCCCATGTAGCCTTAGGAGGTGAGAACTTAAGACCTGCCAGTACCTTAGTATTAGCTAGGGTAAAGCCTTGACGATTACATTCCTTACAGATGTTCTTGTTCTTACGTGGCTTACCCTTAGTAGTAAGTAACTGAACCATACCTGTACCGCTACACATGAAACACTTAGATGCCTTAGTCTTATAGACAGGGCCAGTCATAGACTTCACAGCTTCCTTGAACTTAGCATCTGACATGAATGCATTGACTGTCAAGGCCCATGTCTTCTTATCTACAACCTTACGTGAGAAGACTAAGGTGGATAGTTGTTCAGGTGAGTTGATGTTTACCGGTGTATCACCCATCAATTCCTCAACGAACTCCATCAGTTCTTCTTCTAGCCTAGCTCTCTCCTCTTCAAACTCTGTCTTTACCTTAGCTAACTCTACTAAGTCTACCTTAATACCTCGCTTGTAGATCAAGCCCAGTTCATAGCAGGTATCCATAGTAATGTCAGTCACTGACTGCATACTGCTGTTCTCTTTGTTAGCAAAGCGTTCCATCTGCTTATTGTACACACCCAATGTGGAGCGTAGGTCATAGCGTAGGTACTCGTCTAACTCGTCAAAGGGAATGTCCTTTGTAGATGTGCCAGTCTTCCAGTAGTCTGACATAGTATCCAGCTTCTGTTCTTCTAACTGGTACTGAGAAGATACAAATGCTAAGGATAGTGGAGCCTTGACACCCTTGTTAAGTATGTACTCACCTAACATAGTGTCATAGATCTTACCCTCGTACTTGAACCCACACTCCCATATCCACGTAAGGTCATACACTGCATTGTGACACACAAGCAGGGTGGTAGAGTCTAGTATGTTCTGTGTAATTATATGACCATCTACTGTTGGTGGTTCGTCTGAGTGAGTAAAGGTGACTACAGTTTCAACACCCTCCTGTAACATACCCACCATTACCAATTCATTCTCCGCTTCAAACGGATCAAAGTGCTGCTTGCCATCCCTCTTACAGGTGGTGTTCTCTACATCCAGTATAGTAATCATAACGCACCTCTTATATATTTAATTGCTCTCTTCAAACGTGGTACATCATCATTGAAACATCCTAATGCTCTGTTGCAACTATGACATAACCAACCTCTGAAATCATCTGTGGTGTGGCAATGATCTAGTACCCATGCAGACGAGTTACCTCCCTTACCCTCTGCCTGTTGTTCATCACATAAACAAATGGGACACTCGTACCCTGCAGGTGGCTGACCATGTAATTCCTTTAAGCCTTTACGTACCTTGGCTAAGTCGGAAGCACACACCTTACACTCTGGCCTTAGGTAACTACCCCCACTGGAAGTAGAGAAGGCGCTTAGAGGTAAGGTGTTGACACATTTAGAACAGATCTTATTATCCTCACATGCAGGGTCTGCGGTGTAGTGGTCAAGAAATAATTCTATTTGGTCATACTCCATATCTTGCAATCCTTCCATCAAGCATACAGGTAACCTTACCATGCCATCCAGTTAGTTTATTCTTAACTATATTGATGTGACGCATAGGATCTTCCATAGTATCATCATCCCCAATAGCAGGGTTCTTAGCAATCAGTAACATGAGGTCAGCCTCGGATGCCTTGCCTGTCTTTGAACCTTCCATCATAGATAGGTTGAGGATTACCTTACCCTCTGCCTCTGCACTTAGCTGTGACATATAGAATATAGCACACTCGTACTGCTTGGCAATGTCTCTTGCATAGATAGCATTAGCCTTGAGCATCATATCCTCACGGGCAGCACCATTAAGTCTAGCAAACTTGTCACCCATATCTAGGATAACAACATCAGGTTGGTAGGACTTAACGACTGACTCAACCCAAGTCATATCCTTACCTGTTGCATCAATGAACTTAACCTGATCCTTAATCTTCTGGTACTTAGCCATAGCTGCTGATGGGTTATCCCTGATCTGATTCAGTGTCATACCTGTTGAGGCATTCAAGTAACGTGACGCTACCCTGTGTACTGCTTCCTCATTGCACAACACTATACACTGTGCTCCCTGCTCTGCAAATCCCTTAGGGCCAGCAATAAAGGAAGCGTGGCTTGAAGTCTTACCTGTCTCAGGTCTGGCTCCAATCATAATCAAGTGACCACCGTTAACACCCTCCACTTTCCGTGACAAGGTAGGTAGATTGAATGTCCACTGAGCCTCAAGGTCACACTTAGTAAGCAGTGCATCTAACTCTATGTCAGCCCAATCAACTGACATGTTAGGTGTGAAGTCTTCATTGTAGTTCTCAAGGATAGCCCGTAATGGTTCAAGGGATGTGTGTTCCCCATTAACATATTCAAATCCTAAGTTGGCTACCTCTTCCCCTACTAGCTGACGGAACATATCAGAGAGTACATCCCCTGCTATATCAGCACCCATCACTACTTCCAAGTCTATCTTATCAAAGACACTCTGAAAGGAATCCTTCTGTGCTGTAGTTATTGTGGGGTTCTTAGTGAAGAACAATGCCTCCACCTCTACTGGTGTTACTGACCTACCATACTTAGTGATTGCACTGTCAATGGTAGCCTTAACCTTACGACCATCCTTACTAAAGATATTGTTGGGGCAACGTATGCCCTTGTGATTGTCATGGAAGTCTTTATCCATGAGTGTTCGTAGTAATGCTAATTCCATACTGCTCTCCATGATTGTGTATACTGTAGTGTACATGTAGTACACTTTAATGTACATAAAATTGTAATATGTACACACTATAAAGCGCCCTAGTGATCCATGTGTGTTACTTCAATGTCTTTACTCATTCGTCACTCTCCAACTTATACGCATACCCATCAGCTAGACCTAAGATTTCGTAGCCTATGACTGGGTAATAGTCTGCATCCTTCCATACGTTACCCGCTTTAGTAACGCTAGATAACCCTGTTGAGTGTTGAAGCCTCCCTCCACAGATAGTCAAAAGTTTAACCCTAAACCCCTCTGGCAAAGGACAATCACCGCCATCATGGAGCATTTTGTGGTTCATACGTGGTCGACAATATTTAGCATAGCGTTTATACCCATCA